TCAAGGTGTCGGGAGTTCGAATCTCTCTTGGGTCACCAACAAAACCACTTTTATTTTGTCGGGATAAACGGTCACGTTTTTAACGGCAAGCTCAAACAGGGTCTTGATAAATTCGGGACTCTGTTTTTGTTTGAGTTGTTTTTGAAAAGTATCAATGATTTTATCAATATCAAAGGTTGTAGACTGTGCGATAGCCTGTCTGTCTTCGGCTTCTTTAATTTGCGTCCTGAGCCGCAGTATTTCTTCCTTGATTTGCGCCATTTTTGCGGATGTAAATTCATCTTCCCGGTCGGTCATATACAAATCGTATAATTTATCAAGCCGCTTAGAAGCATCGCTCTCCTGCTTTTTTAGCCTTTTTACCTGGTCTGTATAGTCCGGAACTTTGACGCCCATGTTGTTTTTAGCAATAATTCTTTTTATCTGGTCGTGTGCATCCGGAGCCGTAAATAATTTGCGTATTAATTGATATACTGTTTCTTCTATATCATCACGATTGATAAATTTCTGCGGGCATTTCTCATCTCCGACAAGACGCCCTTTCGGACATCTGTAGTAATAGTTCTTTATACCGCGGCTGTTTTTTGTCGAGTGCGCAACCATAGCAGACCCGCATTGCCCGCAATATATAAGACCTGATAAAGCATAGATAGCTTTTGCTTTTCCTGCTCCTGATCTCCGTTTATTCTGATCCAATTTAACCTGCACCTCCTCAAAAATATCCCTTGAAACAATGGCCGGAATAACATTTTCAAAATACTGTACATTATCGCTTGTTTGATGAGTATTTCGCTTTCCTTTACGGAATAGCGTTTTGCCGAGATAGAGGTCCCCGACGTATTTTCGATTCCGCAAGATTTCATAAATAGAAGCAATGGTAAATTCTTTTCCTGCGCGGTTTCGGTAACCGGCATTAAAAAGCCGCTTGCGTATAACGCCGTAATGGACACCTGCGGAGTACCAGTCAAAAATCATACGGACGGCGGGTGCCTCGTTCTCATTGATGATTAGCTTTTTATTAGCATCAATAGAAAAACCGTAAGGTGGACGACCACCTGTGCATTTACCTTGAATTGCGTTTTCGCGCAGGCCCTTTTTGATTTCATTTGAGAGGTTTCGTGAGTAATAAGCTGCCATGCCGACCAGCATGGATTCCATCATCTGCCCTTCGGGGGATGCGCTGTCTATGTCCTGTCGACTGTAAGCATATTTTACACCGGCTTCTTCCAGCTTGTGCTTTGTTATGTAATAGTCAAGTTCGTTTCGGGCATTGCGGTCTATTTTGTGAAATACGACGATATCAAATTTCCCTTTTTGTGCATCTTTTAGCATAAGTTTATACTGATCGCGGCCGATAGTCGTAGTACCTGATTTCGCTTCATCGGCGTACTTTGCAACAATAGCGTAATTGTGCTTTTTGCAGTATTCAGTACTGTCTCTGAATTGCGCAAGGATAGATTCTTCACGCTGGTTTTCGGAAGAAAATCTGGCGTATAAAGCGGCTCTAAGCATAAAAAAATCAGCTCCTTTTTTAGAAATGGGCTGATCGTGTTATAATATAATAGTAATCAGCCCGGGGTGGGTTATTACATCTTCCCGCTATCGTATTGCCGTACGATAGCGGGATTTTTATGCTGCTATTTTTCTTTCACGTACGTAAAGTAGATCCACAATAAAATTAAAAATACTATAATACTACTCATTAGCAAACACTCCTTTCACAATCAACTTTCAAGCAAAGTGGCTTCCTGAATTAATTCTTGCACTATCTTCTCATTACATTCTTCAACAAGTGACTTCATCCGGAACAAATCAATAATTCCCCAGATCCCAAAACCGGCGCAAGTGATCCAGTATAAGATGTTCTTGATGGGCTGCCCAAGATAGAAATAGTGGATACCACACAAAATCCAGCAGATGTACGCCATAGACGTCTCTTTTTCTTTAGTATTGAGCTTACTCGTCACGTAGCTTTTCTGCGTCGGCGTCAGGTCCCTTAATAGTAATAACGTTGTTACTGTCATTTTAAAAGTCTCCTCTCTCATAAAAAAATTATTGTATCTCGGACTGTCTTAGTACAGCTAAGCCTAAGATTTTTATGCTTTCACAATTATCTTCGGTAAAAAACATAGGTGCATATTTACTGTTAGCTGAAGCTAAAGACACCGTTTTACCCGATTTATAAAACCGCTTTAAACAAACTTTTTCGTTATCTATTTCAACACAGGCAATTCTGCCGTTCGGCACTTCCGGCATCGATTTAATAAAAACTATATCGCCGTCGTTGATGTTTGCGTCTATCATACTGTCACCGCGGACGGTGATGCAGAAATCGACGTCATATTTATTATCTACATCATAATACGGTGTGTCTTGATTGAGGTCCTCAAGCGGCTGCCCGGCGGCAGCGTACCCCAGCATAGGGACTTTTTTAAATTGCGGACGGTGGGCGCCGGGTGGGATTGGCGTATCGACATCCCAGCCCATAATTACCGCGGGGCTTATTTGTAACGCCTTGGCCAGCGCAGCAATCCGATCCCGCCGCATGTTTGCGATATCGCCCGATTCCCAGCGCGATATGGTTGCGGGGGATACTCCTACTCTTTTTGCTACATCTTCAAGCGTTAACTCTAATTCCAATCTTCGGCCTTTTAATATATCTTTTACAGCTACACTCATGCTCTCACCTCTTTTGAACAAATTCTACCATGCAATTTACGAAAAAGCAAATTATTTTGTAAAAAAGCATTGACTTTTACAAAAACGCAAGTTATACTGTTTACGTAAACGCAAAAAGAAAGAGAGGTGAGAACCGAATGCTAGATAAAAATAAGTTTAAATACTTTGCAGCAGAGAAAGGTATTCCGCTGAATATCCTAGCTACAAAAATGGGTATGAATCCCGCTACGCTTAGCAAAAAATTAAGCGGTTTTACGGAATTTACACGTAAAGAAATTCAGGACTATCAGAATCTGATCGGGATATCAGATGCCGAAATGCTATCAATTTTTTTTAGCTAACGATTTACGTAAACGCAAACAAGAGTTAAATCAATTTCTTCTCTCCGTTGAGCCGTTCGTAAATAGCTATTTGTTATCGCGATATCCCTTGTGAACTGTGTTATGCTCGACAACAATTACCCTGGACGGCTCAACGGAGAGAAGAACAGAAAAAAGTGAGGTGATTAAATTTGAGAGTTTCAGACGAGCTTCCGTCGGTTATCGAAGTCAGTTATCAACCGCCGGGAGAAGAAGCGGATTTTCACGAGTACAAGCTGGCGAAGTGGATTATGAGCTTATCGAAAGAACAGGAGGAATCAACATGATTGACAGATTAATAATCTATTTATGGCTTTTCCTGTCCGTCGTACTGATTATCGCCGCAGCGGGGAAAATATCATGATTAAATATTTAACAGCTTTCATAGCAATTGTTTTCTTAGCCGGCTACGCAGTACAGCCGCCAGAAAAGACGGTGCCGTACAAAGTCACGGTAGCGCGCGGTGAAAGTGTGTGGGACGCTTGCGCAAGGGTCGCTAGTGATAAGGACCACATGCAGGAGCTGGTCTATAACGCACTGAAAGAAAACCGCATCAACGATCCCGGCAATGTTCAGCCGGGGACAGAAATCGTTATCAGAGTAAAGGAGATGAAATAAAGATGGCTTGTAGAGGAGACGTCGATACTGAAGATTTAGAACGGGTAGTCTCTATCGCACGCAGTGGAGAAAATATACTCTGTGGATATTTTAAAGATTTCGAAAGCTGCCTGTCTGTTGAACAGAAAGAAAAAGTGATAGCTGCTACGGATTTCTTTGAAATGCTATCGAATCACTTAGAAACACTAAAGGCAGCTGTCGAGGCCATGAATTACAGAGAGGAGATGTATGAATGCGGAGAAGACTATTAACTATTTTATTCACATTGTTAGCGCCCTTCGCGGCGCATGCGGAATGGCTCATCGCAGAATGCAGCGCTTACACGCCATACGATTGCGGGACTATTACCGCAACGGGCGAAACAGTCCATGTTGGTGGGGTAGCTTGCAACTTCCTACCATTCGGTACAGTCGTCGTTATTGACGGCGTGGAATACATCGTAAACGACCGCTGCGGTATAGATAACTGCATAGATATTTTCATGGAAAGTTATGAGGACGCTATCCAGTTCGGAAGGCAGCACAAGGAGGTTTATATCAAGAGATGAATCCGATCATGCAACCAATTATTAATAAATACACCATGCTATATGTGGCACATCCTTTTGGAGGAAACTTGAACAATATCGCACGTGCTGAAATCCAGCTGTTCACACTACGAAAGTTGCTGCCCCGGCATACGTTGATATCGCCGATTCACAATTGGAGCTACTTAGATTATGAGATGACGAATCAGGTAGTGGCAATCAGCGACTGCGTAAGCCTGCTTCTCCGCTGTGATGCTCTCATATTGACGGGGCGTTGGGAAGAATCCGCAGGCTGCCGGGCAGAGTACATCGCCGCGAAAGTAAAAGGTTTACCAGTTTTCACTTTCAGCAACAACGACCTGCAGCGCATATAAAAGGAGGTAATTACATTGTTTGAGTGCACAGGATGCCCGCATTACGGATACTGCATACCCGACGATTGCGCAGACATGAAAAAGACCCATGAACAGCAGCCACTGGTCAAGGGTCAAAGAAGAAAAACTTCTATTTTAAGGATACTACAAAACTTTTATTGACTCAAAAAGCCGAATATCCGAAAGCTACGGGTTTGAAGTACCTGCAGAAAATCTTCATCCTCGACTGTTCGATTTCCAGCGGGATATCGTCCGCTGGGTACTTGCTAAGGGCCGCGCCGCTATTTTTGCCGACTGTGGACTTGGAAAAACTCTGATGCAGCTTTCGTGGGCAAGTGAAGTGGCACAACACGAAGGAAAACCTGTTTTAATCTTAGCCCCACTGGCGGTTTCCGCGCAGACAGTAGCCGAAGGGCAGCGCTTTGGGATCCCTGTCCATCTTTGCGAAAAAGCAGAAGACGTAATGCCGGGAATCAACATCACGAATTACGAAAAACTGGATCGCTTTGATACGTCCGTTTTTGCCGGTGTAGTGCTGGATGAGTCGTCTATTTTGAAATCGTTTACCGGCAAAGTCCGAACTCAGCTGATCGAGTCGTTCAGCCGTACACCGTACCGGTTAGCATGCACAGCTACGCCCGCGCCGAATGACTTCATGGAACTTGGTAACCATTCTGAGTTCTTAGGGGTTATGTCACGGACAGAGATGTTGTCTATGTACTTCGTTCACGACAGCGGGGAAACGTCTAAGTGGCGGCTCAAAGGCCATGCAGAGACTAGCTTCTGGCGATGGATGGCCAGCTGGGCTGTCGTTCTGGATAACCCGAAAAGCTTAGGCTACGAAGACGAGGGTTACACGCTTCCTGAAATCCGCATGCACGAGATTATCGTTGACGGCGATGCCCCGGTAACCGAAAAACTAACTCTGACGCAAAGGCGATCCGCTCGGAAAGAATCACTGCAAGACCGCTGCCAAGCGGCAGCGGAACTGGTCAATAACAGCACGGGGCAGTGGCTCGTATGGTGTGATCTCAACGCGGAATCTGAAGAACTTCACCGGGTATGCAATCTGTCACAGGAAGTAAAAGGCGCTGACAAAGCTACCCATAAAGTAAACGCTATGACAGGCTTTTCCGTGGGGCTGCTGAAGTGCCTGATCACGAAACCGAGCATCGCAGGCTTCGGGATGAATTGGCAGAACTGCCACAACATCATTTTTGTAGGACTGTCAGATAGTTATGAACAGTTTTATCAAGCGGTAAGACGATGCTGGCGATTTGGGCAAAAGAAAGTGGTGGACGTGTACATCATCATATCGGCAAAAGAAGGATGCGTGAAAGAGAACATCGAACGCAAAGAGGCGGCCAGCCGTAAAATGCGAGACGCCATGATCGCACTGACAAAGCAAGCGGTCAAGGAAGAACTGAACGCAACCTGCCGCGTTATGGCAAAATACGAGCCCAGCGTTGATATGGTTCTACCAAAATGGGCAGAAATGGAGGTGGCATAGCATTTGAAAGTGATTGATCAATATGTTTCAAACAGAGTATCCCTGTACAATGGCGACTCGATAGAAATCCTTAGGGGGTTGCCGGATCACTGCATACATTATGCAATGTTCTCCCCGCCGTTCAGCAGCCTATACACGTATAGCAACAGCGACCGTGACATGGGCAACAGCACCGGAGATGACCAGTTCTACCAGCATTTTCTTTTTCTAGTAAAAGAACTGGCACGGGTCATTATGCCGGGGCGGCTGGTCTCCGTACACTGTATGGACATCCCGAAAATGAAAAGCAGGGACGGCGTTATCGGGCTTAAGGATTTTCCCGGAGAGCTAATTCGGGAATTTGAAAATGCAGGCTTTATCTACCATAGCCGCGTCGTCGTCTGGAAAGACCCATTAGTAGAGGCTACCCGGACAAAAGCACTGGGGCTTATGCATAAACAGCTGTGTAAAGACTCCACGATGTGCCGAATGGGACTGCCGGATTATGTATTGACTTTCCGGTTACCGGGGGACAATCCGGAACCAGTCAGCCACGAAGCCGGGCTTAGCCGCTTTTACGGTGAAGATGAACCGAAAGGTATAAAAGGTGTAAGGCCAGAACCAGACGCAGATCTAGTAGCTAAAAAAGAAAAGTATAACACCGAACCTGTTTATAGCCACCAAGTATGGCGGCGGTATGCGTCTCCGGTGTGGATGGATATCCGGCAAAGCAATACGCTGAACCGGGCAGCCGCCAGA